TCTCTGAACAACGCTGTCCATCTGAATTGTTTATTTTCGCCACCCACTGGCTATTATTCCTCGGATTTGAACGCTTTGATGATAGTAACCAATACCACGTTAATAATTGGCGTATACACACCGAAACTGTTTGGGTTTTTCTCGATATATGCTACAACAGCAGCAAGTCCAGACGATATACCTACATATAGTGCCACTTTGCCAATACTTTTAAGGTTTTCTTTAGTTAAGTTTGGTTTTGTCATAACTGTTCTCCCTATTATTTCTTAAAGTTCTTAAATAATCCAGATAAAAAGTCTACAATAGCTTTTACTAACTTCTCTAATGCACCAACACGCTTCTCTAGGTCGTCATTCGGGTTTGGAATTGGCTTATCGCTCAGATAAATAGTCTGGATTGCTAATTTGCCACCCTCAAGTACCATCAAATCGTTGTCAACAAGGTGTGTACTGTGTGTAATACGTACTTTGGCGTTGATAGGCAGTATTTCCTGCGTATTGCCGTCTTCTAGTCGCAATACAGGCGTTTCTGAACGTGTCCACATATCCACATCAGCGATATCATTGAGGTTCTTCAGCCACTCTGGTTTCTCACGCTCTGGCTCAACAGCTGGTGTGCCTAGGTCTGTTGCCAAAATACCAAACGGCAAGCCCTTTGATTTGGCAAAGCTTGAGATGTAGTACTTCGTGCCGCCAACGGTTGTGTATTGCATCACGTCAATTTGCGTGCCTTTTGGAATAATATTGTCGTTGACAGGCTTACCAGTAGTGAAATTAAGTACTCTTGTGCCTGCTGCTGGCAATACCGACAGTTTTGCGACCTCATCGTGCCTGTTCTTAATCCACTCAGGCTTTGCCGCCTCTTCAGCCTCACGTTGTTTACGCTCTTGTAAGGTCTTGTACTCAGCACTACCAAGAATATCTGCCTTAATCTGGTCAACTGTCCAGCCACTAGCTGCCTGATTTTTGTAGTGACTCATTCCACCAGCGTCTGGTTCACGCTCTAAGATACTCAAGAACAGTGTGCGGATTTGCTGCTCGCTTACTGTAGGCACTCCCTGATGATATCGGTCAGCAACAGCACGGATACGTCCTTTATCGATTGGTGAACAGCTAGTATTGAACCACTCCTTATGTACGTAAATAGGCAGTCGCTTACCGTAAGCCTTCTCCATATCGTAGTGGAACTCACCCATCGTCTCATAATCACCATCTTCTAGGCGTGGATTACACTCATAACCAACAGTTGTCGCATTGCCTCTAGCGTTTCCTGCATGCCAAGCGGCATTGTTCGCATCTATAATCCAAGCAATACGTCCTGCTTCACCTACTACGTGTGCTGATGAGTTGCCATTTGGTCGACATAGCCAGTTTACAATGCCGTCAAACTGAGGTTGTTGTGCTGGATCTCCCCACCAATGGTACGTCACACCATCAATTGTGCGTGGCATTCCATAAACATACGGCACTTGTGATTCGGGTGTGTAGTTTGGTGAGTTGTATTGTGTTAATTCTTGATACGCCATTACCACCTCCTAGTGATATAATCTTTAATTTTATTATATAACGCTCTGACACCAAAAGCCAACATTGTGCCCACAAAAGCACCAACAAGTGCTGCACTTGAGTACCACAATATCAACAACTTCCATAATTCGTTCATTACTTCCCCTTTTGTATAACTTGATTTTGCTCAAGCTCCTTTATTGTCATAGTTGAGTTTACCATTTGATAAGTTAATATAATGATTGCACCGACCAGTGCGGTCGCTACCATTTTGCCGAACGTACTGCCGATAAAACCCCACAAAGACACTAGTCCCTGTATGTCCTTTTGCAGTACATACCGCTCATCTGCCTTTTCTTGTGTCATAGAATTATCTACCTTTTCTAGTATCCGTTCAGTCATTAGCTGCTGTCGTTCTTGCAATTGTTTAATGTGCTCGACATCAGCCATTAGCTTACCAGCTTCCATGTCAGTCAATCCTGTTTTTTGTCGTTCGACCATATGTTCTCCTTTCTCCCACAAAAATGGCGTGCTATATATATTTACAATATAACACGCCATCTGTAATTATCTTTGGCGTTATTCGTCAAACCCTAATTCATCTCCGTTGTCTGCTGCCTTTTTGGCTACTGCTTTAACAGGCTTAGCAGCCTTAACGGTCTTTGGCGTTTCGCTTGCCACTTCCTCGGTTGCGTTCGGATCAAACAAGCCTAGGAATGACTTATTCAAAAACTCATCACGTGCCACGTCGTCACCAATTAAGCTCTGCTCAGCAGTACTGCGTCGCTGTGCGTACTCTTTCCATAAACGGTCAAGGGCGATATAAGCTTGCCAGCCATATATAACCTTGATCTCACCTGACTGTAGCACAACTGCTTGCGGCTTACCTGGGATAACACGACGAGTTGCCTTGTCTGGCATCTGCACAACCTCATCATCTGGGTTAACGAATACGTAACCGCTTGGCTTGTCATCAATATTTTTGACACGTACCAAATCGTTACGCTTAAACATACTGTGCAACTTTTCACCCATTGACATACTAGCGGTTGTTGTAATCTCTGTATCTTTAAGCAGTTGCTCCGCCGTTAGTAAATCATTTTGCTGTTCTTTACTTTCCATTTTCTACCTTCCTTTAATCCAAATCCTGATCATATGCGTCAACTATATCACGGGCACTTACGCCTAGTGGAAACCTACGACGCTGTGACGCTTTATTACTTTTATTATCGCCACCTGTGCTACCGCTAATCTTGGCTGCCGCCTGCTTACGCTCTGCATCGCCTTTGGCTACTGTCTGCTTTTTCTGGTATAGCTCTGGGTGCATACCTTTGTAAATCTGACCAGCCCGATACACGCTAATTTTTTCCTTGCCGTCAGCGTTGATTTCATCACGCAACTTCAAAATCTCATTGGCGACTTTGACACCCTCATCATTGTCGAACTCTGACGTACCTGGCTTGGCTGTGAACTTCGGCACAATACCGTCTTTTTGTAAACGCTCAACATCTGCAACCACACGTTGGCTTTCCTCCTGCTGCCTGGTCTGTGTCTGGCGTTGCTGTAAGTATTGTTTAAGCTCATCCGCCATCTTCTCAGCACGATTACTCTGTGCTGTCACCTCTGACATAAACTGCGATTCTGCTTTTTTACTAGCAAACTCAAAATCATCAGGTAACTGTTCTGGCGTCTTTATCTTAAACGTATCACCGTCCTTGCTTGTCACTGTGATATATGGCAATCTATTGTAAATATACTTATTAGCCGCTGACATATCGTTCCAGGTGTCCTCTGGTACTTCGCTAGGTCGCTTTTCCCACTGCTGTGGCTGACGTGGCTCATCTGACTTCTTGTCATCCTCATCCTTTTTGGCGACTTTCAAACCACGCTTTTCAAGCTCGGCTAGTAGTTCGTCATCTGATAACCCTTGTGTTTTTGGCTCTTTCTCTCCTGCCTCGTCCTGGTTATCATTGTTTTCTTCATCGCCTGTCTCTTTTTCGCCCTCTCCATCGCTTTGCGTTTCTTGCTCTGCGTCATTGGCTTGAGTGCCCGCTTCATTTTCGTTTTCCTCACCCTCCTGTTGGCTATTGTTAGTATCTTCAGGTTTTTCGTCCTGAGGAGTAGCTTGATCGTCCTGTGGCATCAGGTTGTCAAGCTTTGTTTCTGCAAGATCTTGGATATCTTGGTTCATTCATACCCCCACGTAGTTAATAATATAGTTACATTATACAAAACATGGACATAAAAGACAATCAGCCCTAGTAAACTGATTGTCTCTACCATATTGTACTAGTGGTGTTATCCCTGTAAAGTGGGAAACCAGGGCGGCTACCATACCGTGGCGTTATGATTATACCATAGACTGATCGTCATTACCGCCCATTAAACCTGCAAGCACACCACCCGCTGGGATAGCACCGCCATATCCAAAGTTAAGTTCATTCAGGTCTCTGAGCCTCTGTACTCCTACTGGCGAATAACCGCCGCCCGACGCTGGTCTAGTATGCGTTGTTCTAGCTAACACTGGCATATCTGCAGCAGCTTTATAAACATCATCGAGTGTTCCATTCTGAACCGCATGGTCTACAATTTCCATAATATGCTGCCTTGATGGAATTGAGTTAGTTTTTTGCAAAATCCTGTCAATATCCTGTGTATCTCCAATAAATTCACCAGCATGATTAGTGTTTTTGGCATAATCATTGTATAAGTCATACAGCTCCTGGTATGACTTGGTACTATTTTTTACTGGCATAGCTTCTGCCCAGCCGTTACCAAAACCTTCTTTATTCACTACAACGGCATTGATATCACCAAAATCGGTGTTTCCCCACCGCTTCTCCAAAAAATCTGCTGGCACATTGCCAGAATTATACTTAGCCATGTCCGCATCAAACGCATCTTTTGCTGCATAAAATCTAGGTGACCATCCAGTATTCTGCCATGCTGGTCTACGATTATAGGGTTAGCCTTAGACTGGTCAAAAATCCAATCAACACTCTTATCTCCAGTCTCTATTGGTGTTAAGTCATTCAAACTTATCCGCTGTGGCTTATTGCTTGATACTATCGCATACTCCTTTGGGCTTTTAAAGTTGCTTATGTTATTTGCCGCCCTAGCCGCATCATCAATATATTTAGAGGATAGACGGTTAGCGACATCATCAGCGTTGCTTGATAGTAATTTTTTCAATAGTCCGCTGGTGTTCATATCACGCTCCCATCAACCCATTTAATATACCAACATCAGGTGCTCCATTCGGTACTTGTGGTACTGGTGCTTCACCCTGTGGCGGCATAGCTCCAGCGTCTGGCATAGGCGGGATTGGTGCGCCATTCGGTGGCATACCTTGTGGCGGCATCATCGGTGGTTGCGGCATTGGCGGTGGCACCTCAGGCGGTTCAGGTGTAATAGGCACATTAGGGTCAACCAACACACCTTGCTCGCTCGCTTCCTCAAGTTTGGCACGCTGCGACAGCCCAATAACCTCCTGCTCGATATGCTCTAGCATTGCCTGTTGACGCTTCGGATCAGCATACAGGAACTTATCTGTCATCAGCTGCTTGCGGTGTGCGTAAATATGGTCTGGTGTGATATCATCACGTGGCTTTGCCTCTTTACCATTCATAATTAGTGAGAAGTCAATGTAAGCGTCACGATCTGCAACCTCGCTCTTAACATCAGACACAAGCGTATCTGGCGACATCTTAAACTTAACAAGTGCTTCGTATCGTTTGTCTGCGTCTTTAAGTCCAAGGTCTTTGAACAAGTTGTATGGGTCAATCAATCCCATTTTCGCTAGTGCCATACCAATGTTCTCACGTCGCTCTTTATCTACACGCATAATACTGCCTTGTGATACGGTAATGTTAGCCACGTTTGGCATACTTTCACGGGATAGCTGCACAAACATAAAGTTGCCATCATTATCACGGGTTGAAAAATCGTGCTTCTCGGTGTACCAGACTTTCATCATCTGCACTAATAGCCTAAAGTAACGGTTCAAGCTAAACTCAATCTCTTTGACGATCTCGTCTTGTCGGCCGCTCGCCTGTGACTGCACCATCTTAGCCTCACCTAGTGTACCAACCTCACGCTTGCTGTCATCGCCACGGAATTGTGATGGTGTACCAAGGATATTGTGGATACTATTCTTTACATCATTCTTGTCCTGTAGTACGTAATTTGGCAACAAGTGCGGCGTAATCTCACCAAATGCACTCTGTACTGGCTGTCCGTCCTCAGTATCCAACATCAATATTTGGTTAGGGTCTCGTGTGATATTTTCCGCTTGCTCATCAGGGATTGCACCGCTCTTAAACACCAACAAGCTGTTTGCGGTGTCGGCGTTCTCTACAATCTGTCGACCACGCTTGTTGAGGATATCCTGCAATGGTATTGCCTGCTCAATCGGTGTGGTCTGGTCAATCAGGTGGCTACCGTCATTGAGGTAGTTGAAGAATACATATGGCTTGGTCGGTACGTCCATAAAGTTCTCAATTTGCACACCGTCCTCGTCATACAGGTAGTTCGGGTTCTTAATTTTATCCAAAACAACGTCACGGAAATACCACGCTACGCACTCTGTCGGTTCACTGCCGCTTTCATCAGTGAACCATACCTCGTTGTAAGCTACTGTTTGACCCAACAGCTTTGGTGTCTTGCGTACACGACCTAGGGCTGCGATGATCTGTTTTTCACGCTCTGGAAATAGACGGATTAGTTTAGCAACCGTAGCTGTACATACCTCAGCAATGAACCTCGGCTCGTCACCAAGATCACAGTCCTTATCAAGGATGACATTAGCTGGGTCGATAGCTACGGGTATAATATCGTCTTTGTCTGCATCATAATATAGCTTGATGATACCAATACGCTTGGTGTACATATTTTTGGTTGACGTTTTAATCTTGCGGGCTAAGTTATGTCGCTCACTGTGGATATTTATGGCAGTTTCCAAGTCCTCTGCCATCACCATACTCTGTACTTCTTTGTCCTGTGGTGTCACTTCACACGCTGGGTCACGTCCTGTCACGTACGCCATCACCGCCTGAGTACCAACAAAAATCTGGTTATCTACGAACGGTATTTGGTAATTGTACAGCTTGCTCTCGTCAATCTGATATCCAAGATAGTATCGTTCATTCCTGGCTCTGACATTTTCCAGGTTGTAGCCTTTGGTATTATTCCAATATGCTTGGCTATCGCTAATCCAACGCTTGAAGTTAGCAATAAGTTCTCTATCTTCTGTCTGAATAGACAAAACAGGGCGGTCATCAATGACACCTGTTTCTTTTGTGATATTGTCTACTGATGAATCGTCAAATACTTTATCGTAATCCATTGCTTAAAGCCTTTCTATCTCTAGTGTACCACGCTAACGTGCATATACCCCTGTCAAAATAAGCTAATTAGTCCGCCAATCGCCACGCTTGCGCTGCTCAGTAGCATTCTTAATGAGTGTTTGAACATCGTACCCAAGGTCTTTATACGTCACACCAGTGCCAGCTAAATAGCTCTGCTGTGTCTTTTTCAGCTTGAACGATGGGTTGAATAATTTACCCCGTATTTTATTAGCAGTCATGATGGTGTAAAACAGTGCATCTAATGCGTGGTCTTCATTGTTAGCGTCTAGCTCCTCACCGCCACTATCTTTGGCGTACACGATGGTCGGCAACGTATCGATGAGGTATGAGCAGTTGCGATGAATCTGAATGCCTGGCTTACCATCTGGTGAATCAGCGAACATATCGTGCAAACGGTACACGCTGGCTTTTTTCAGGTCTCGGTTTAATTTATCGGCTCGCACAATCTTTGGTTGCTTGTCGGGTGATAATTTCTTTAACTCGTTCTTAACGATATCGGCAATAGGCTCTGTACCGCCTAGATGACTGTATGCGTCGTGAGGCAAGGCGATAATGTCCACGGGTTCTCTATCCTGTTGCTCCGCAATTTCCTTAGCCCACCACTCAGGGCTTTTGTGATTATCATGACGCTCACGATAGATGAACGCACGCTCGTGTGTTTCAGTGATTTGGTCGAATGTAGCGTATAACAACACACACTCGTCGTTGTAGCCCCAGTCCATACCCATAATCTTCCATGAGCCGTCAAACTGCTTGCGATCAATGCTCCAATCGCTAAATCTATCAAACACATGCTTATTGCGCCTAAACTCCTCAAACACTGCACCAAACTGAATATCCCAGTTTCCCCAACGCCACGCCTCATACAACTCTGGGTCGCTATTCTTCAAGCTTTCTAGCTGTTGAACATAAACAGGGTCGCTCGCAAGCAGAATAGGGTTGCTGTCAATAGTTGCTGGTATGTACGCACGCCAAATACCAGTTTCTCGCTCAATGACTGTCTGCCAATATGTCACCTGCGGTTTTCCATAAATATCTGTCCAATAATATTTATGCTTCAATACCTCGCACTTCTGTACATCTGGTGTGACAAATCGCCGCTTGACCCATGCCATACCAACACCGCCAGGGTTAGCTGTATTGAATATCTGCGGGAATAGGTCATTGTATTTGCTACGTGCTGAGCTAATCAACTTCTCGTACATTGACTCTTTTGGTATCTGCGTCAGCTCCTCAATATTGATACGTGAATACTCGTGTCCCTGATACTTCGTGTAAGCATCATCATCCTTGAGGTGTCCACCAAGCACACGCCCTGTATGTTTACCACTAATAATCATCGGATGTCGCCTTAGTTTAGCACCAAAGATACGATAGGCTTGGCTGGCACGGTCTTCAAAGTCTGATAGGTCTTCAGCGTTGCGGCGAATGACAAGCTGCTTCGTGCGGGGGTCTTTGAACCTGTCCCCAATGATAGCAATACTCACGTCAGTCTTACCACCTCCACGGGCTCCACCGTACAATATCTCACGGT